TACAGGCCCTTACGACTTTTAAGGGCTACTTATTCAGTTCGGACAAATGGCTGCATTTAGCGGCCGGTTTTATTATCGCCTACTTCGTGGGGCTTTTCGGGCTTCTTTATGGGTTTTGCGCCGGTATCATAGCGGCGGCCGGTAAGGAACTTTACGACAAAATCAGCAAGAAGGGAACCCCGGAATTATGGGATTTTATTTTCACGGTAGTAGGCGTTTTGGCCGGGCTTCTTAACGTATGCCTGTCCCGTTTGGTATTTCACTTAATCGGATAGGACGACATGGCGAAAAAGGTTATAGAAGCGGATATTACCCAGCTTGTACCGGACGACGTAAATTTTAACAAGGGTACGCAGTTCGGCCAAAGTTTGATAGAAAAGAGCCTGCGCCAATTCGGGGCGGGCCGTTCTATTCTTTTGGATAAGAACAACCGTATTATAGCCGGAAATAAAACCGTAGAAAACGCCGGGCAAATCGGGTTAGAAAAGGTTTTGATAGTCGAAACCACCGGCGAAGAAATAGTAGCGGTAAAGCGTACCGACATAGATTTAGACACACGGGAAGGGCGCGAACTTGCCTTAGCCGACAATGCGACCGGGGCGGCTAATTTGGATTGGGACGGAACAGCCCTTACCCAAGCGGCCGAAAGGTGGGAAATATCCCCCGAAGAATGGGGCGTTACAGAGTTTGCAGAACCCGAAGAACCGGAACGGGAATTAACCGAAGACGGATTTACACCGCCGGCCACCGAAAACGTAAAAACAGATATAAAGGAAGGCGACCTTTTCGAAATTCGTAAAGGGGCCATTTGCCACCGCCTATTATGCGGGGACACCCGAAATATTGAAGACGTACGCCGGCTTATGGACGGTATGCGGGCCGATTGCATTGTAACAGACCCGCCGTATAATGTAGACTACGCCAGCAAAAACGAGTATTTGAATAATACCGACCGGGGGAACCGCATACAAACGGACATTAAAAACGACAATATGAGCGACGCCGATTTTACGGCTTTCATGGAAGATATACACGCTTCCCTATATGAAAGTTGCAAGCCCGGCGCAGCTATATATGTTTTCCACGCCGCATTAAAGGCTGTGCCGTTTATTACCGGATTTACCGGGGCCGGATTCCTTTATAAACAGCACCTTGTTTGGGTAAAAAATAACATCGTTATCGGGAAGCAGGATTACCAATGGCAGCACGAACCGATACTTTACGGGTGGAAGGACGGCGGCCCGCATTACTTTATTAACGACCGTTCCCAGCACACGGTAATAGAAGATAAGGTAGACTTCGACGCAATGACAAAGAAGGAACTATTAGCCTATGTAAAGGAGTTGCAGAACGACAACGAACACCCAAGTACGATTATTCACGAAGATAAGCCGACGAAGAACGCAGACCACCCGACAATGAAGCCTGTAAAACTTATCGGCCGACTTATCCGCAACAGTAGCCGCGCGTTCGACTTGGTAATAGACTTCTTTTTAGGTTCCGGCTCCACACTTATAGCCGCGCACCAATTGGAACGCAACTGCTTCGGTATCGAGATTTCCCCGCAGTATTGCCAAATCATATTAGACCGAATTAAGGAGTACGACCCCGAAGTAGTAATAACAAAATTGTAGAATGGGAAGACCTACGAAATACAATAAGAAGATAGCCGAAAAGATATGTTCGCTTATCGCTACCGACACCTACACGGTGGCGGAAGTATGCCGTATGGTCAAGATACACCCCGATACTTACTACACTTGGATAAAGGAGTTTTCCGAGTTTTCCGACGCTATAAAAAAGGCCGAAGCGGAACGTATGGCGGTCTTTGTCGTCGAAGCGAAAAAAAGCCTTCTACGAAAGATACAGGGGTACACGGTGCAGGAACGGCACATTACTACGGTTGGTTCCGGTAAGTTCGACGTAAACGGGAAGGAAATACCCCGAATAAAGGAACAAAAGATAGTCGATAAACACTACCAGCCGGACACGGCGGCGATAATCTTTACACTAACCAACGGAGAGCCGGAGAATTGGAAGAACAGGCAGAACAACGAAGTAACGGGCAAGGACGGTAAGGACTTGTTCGGGCAACTTACCGACGAAGAATTAGACGCACGTATAGCCGAATTGGAAAGGAAGTTAGGGAAATGACGCGTCAAGAGAAAATAGAGTATATAACCGCATTACGCGAAAGGTTAGTACGTGAAGCCCGTACCGACCTTTTGCCGTTTACACGCGCTACTATGCCTACTTTCGACCCGGCCGAATTTCATATACGATATTACCACGTTCTAACCTTATTCGCGGAAGGGAAGATTAAAAAGCTAATGGTATTCATGCCGCCCCAGCACGGCAAAAGCGAAGGTTCTACGCGCCGCCTTCCGGCTTATATGCTTGGCCGGAATCCGGACAATAAAATAGCCGTCGTAAGCTATTCGGCACCGAAAGCCCGTAAGTTCAACCGCGAAATACAGCGCATTATAGACACGCCGGAATATGCCGAGATATTCCCGGAAACGCGCCTTAATTCATCGAACATTACGACCGTTGCCGGTGCATGGCTTCGCAATGCCGACGAATGCGAAATAGTAGGACACCGGGGCGGTTTTAAGACCGTCGGCGTAGGTGGCCCGCTTACGGGCGAACCGGTAGATACCCTTATAATGGACGACATTTATAAGGACGCTAAAACGGCGTGGTCGGCAGTTGTTCGGGAAGCTATCGAAGATTGGTACGATACGGTAGCCGAAACCCGATTACACAACAATAGCCAGCAGCTTATAGTATTTACCCGCTGGCACGAAAAGGACTTAGCCGGCCGCCTATTGGAGCAGCAAGGAATATACGACCCGGTAAACAATCCGAACGGGTGGGTAGTAGTAACCTATCAAGCGATTAAGAAGGGTGCACCTACCGAATACGACCCGCGCGAAGAAGGTACGGCACTATGGCCCGAACGCCACAATTTGGAAAAGTTGGAAGCCATACGCACCCGAAACCCGCACGTATTCGAAAGTCTATACCAGCAAGACCCGAAACCCTTGCAGGGCCTTATGTACGAAAACCCATTTAAGGAATACGACATACTGCCGGCCACCAAGCTACGGAAGGTTAAGAACTATACCGACACGGCGGACGAAGGCGCGGATTTCCTTTGCTCGATAACCTACCTTGAAACCGAGATAGGAAATTTTGTTTTGGACGTGCTTTATACGGCTAAGCCTATGGAGTACACCGAACCCAAAACGGCCGAAATGCTAACCAAGCACGCGGTAGAATTGGCCGTAGTAGAGAGTAACAACGGCGGCCGGGGCTTCGCGCGTAATGTAGAGAAACAAGCCCGGTTAATGGGCAACAACAAAACCCGTATTAAGTGGTTCCACCAAAGCCAAAACAAGGCCGTACGCATATTCACGCATAGCGCGGAAGTACAAAACCTTACCTATTTCCCGCGCGGGTGGGCGCAAATGTGGCCAGACTTCTACCAAGCCCTTACGCACTATATGAAGGTCGGCAAGAACGCCCACGACGACGCGCCGGACGCATTGACCGGAACCGTAGAGCAACGGCCCATTACAGGCAAGAAAAGCGCGGCCGGATATTTCGCATAATGTTTAACTATCAAAATAACAATAAAATGAACAGTAAGCAACTTAACGAACTTTTGGCGAGCGAGAACCATAGTACCGCTATTGCCGAATTGAAGAACGGGCGTAATGCGACCGAACCGAAGGCGGCCGAATATATCGCGCAGCTTGACCCCCAAGGCCACGACGTAAACGACCCGGTAAAGCGTAGGGATAAGAAGGTAAAAGTAGACCTTTCCGACTTCGATATAAACGACGAAGAAAAGAAGAACATAAAGACCGTTACCAATGGCGACGGAGAAACCGAAAACTTCCGTATCGAGCCGGTAGCCCGCGTAGCCTTGGCAATTCAGAAACTTATAGTAAAGCGGGCCGTAGCCTTCACGTTCGGAAACCCCGTAATTCTTAATGCGGAACCGGAAGAAGGCACCAAGGAAGCCGACGTTTTGAAGGCTGTAAAGCGTGTTTTGTTCGATAACAAAAGCCGCACCCTTAACCGGAAGGTAGCGCGGGGTATGTATAGCAGTAAGGAATCGGCCGAACTTTGGTACCCGGTGGAGAAGCCGACGAAAAACTACGGCTTCGATTCAACGCACAAACTTCGGGTAGCCATTTTTAGCCCATTGTTCGGCGATAGGCTTTACCCCTACTTCGATGAAACGGGCGATATGGTAGCTTTTTCCCGCGAATACGTCGTAAAGGATAGCGCGGGGGTAAAACATACCTATTTCGAAACCTATACCGATACCGAAATACGGAAATGGACGCTTACCAGCAACCAATGGCAGTTATTGGACGGCTACCCCAAGAAGAACCAAATAGGCAAAATCCCGGTTATCTATGGCCGCCAGCCCGCCGTAGAATGGGAAGACGTGCAGAACCTTATAGACCGCTTGGAAAAGTTGCTTTCTAACTTCGCCGATACCAACGACTACCACGCAAGCCCGAAAATCTTTACTACGGGTACTATTTTGGGTTGGGCCAAGAAGGGCGAAAGCGGGGCCGTTATCGAGGGCGAAGAAGGCGCGACCGCACAATATCTAAGCTGGGCGCAAGCCCCCGAAAGCGTCAAATTAGAGATAGAAACCCTTTTGCGTATGATTTACACCATTACGCAAACGCCGGATATTGCTTTCGATTCGGTAAAGGGTATCGGGGCCGTTTCGGGTGTCGCCTTGAAGTTGCTGTTTATGGACGCGCACCTAAAAGTACAGGACAAATGCGAAGTGTTCGACGATTATTTGCAGCGTCGGTTAAGCGTAATACAGGCGTTTTTAGCACAAATGAACGCCAAAGATAAGGCTTTTGTAGACGCTTGCGGTAGCCTTGTTATCGAACCCGAAATAGTGCCGTTTATGATTGAGGACGAAGCGGCGAACGTAAACCTTCTTCTTTCGGCAACCGGTCAGAAGGCTATTTGTTCGCGGAAGACGGCCGTACAGCAATTAGGCTGGGTAAACGATACGGACGCAGAAATAGAGCAGATAGAAACCGAAGAAAGCGCGGCTTCCTATTCGTCTATTTACGAACCCACCGTATAGCTACTAACCAAGTATCTAACCAAGTTACTAACTAAGATATGGGAAACATAGTAGCGAAATTCGACATAGATAAGCTATTTGCAGGCGTTTACGAAGCAGTAGACATTATTACGGCCACCGTTGTAGACGCTATGCAAATGGCTTGTTTAGAGGTTACGCGGAACGCTAAACTATTGAACACCTACAAAGACCGGACACACCTATTACGTTCTTCGATTGGTTTTGTTATCTATAATCACGGGAAAAAGGTAGCAGAAAGTTTCGGTTCTACCGGTGGGGAAAAAGGAAGCGAAGGCGTAGAAAAAGGTAAGCGTATGGCGGAAGAAGCGGCCGCACAATACCCGAACGACATAGTAGCGGTTATCGTTGCCGCCGCCGATTATGCCCTATACGTTGAAAGTAAGGGGTACGACGTAATTAGCGGCCCTTGCAGCGAGTTAAACGCAATTTTAAGTAAGTATATCCAAATTGCAATAGAAGAACTTAGGGCGTAATGGATAAAAGGCAAGAAGTTATACGATATATAGCGAGCGTAGAAAAGCAACTTTACGCATTGTTTGGCAATACCTACCACGCGGCCCTAAAACTTACCGAGGTTAGGAAAGCGATAGAATCGGGGGCTTCTTTTACCTGGAAAGGGAACCCGGCCGCCGAACGCAAGTTAGACCGGTACCTAAAAGACCTTAGCAGCAAAACAGCCCTTATTACCAAGAACGGTATTATAGGAAGTTGGAACAAAGGAGAAGCACGGGTAAAGGAACAGGCGTTAGAGGTATTCGGGAAGACCTCGGCACGGAGTAAAGAAACTACCGACATTTGCGAACAGGCAGTAAAGGCACACCGGGCCAAAGGAGCAACGGGCCACGCCTACGCCAACGCCAGCCGCGAGGGTATGAACCTATCTACCCGTGTTTGGAACTTGACGGCGAAGGCGAAACAAGAACTTGAAATTATCATACAAAACGGCATACTTGAAGGGAAAAGCCCGGAAGAAGTAAGCCGTAGCCTTCGCGGGTACTTGAACAATCCCGACGCGCTTTATAGACGGGTTCGCAACAAGGAAACCGGGGAACTTGAATTAAGCCAAGCGGCGAAACAGTACCACCCCGGCCAAGGCGTATATAGGTCAGCTTACAAGAACGCCCGCCGCCTTGCCGTTACCGAAATGAACGCCGCCTACCGCCGTGCGGAGTGGGAAAGCTACCAAAATAACCCCCTTATTATCGGGTACGAAATTCGGCTAAGCAATAACCATACGGTAGTAATTAACGGTAAATTACGAACCTTATACGATATTTGCGACGTATTGGCCGGCCGGTACCCTAAAACTTTCCTTTGGACGGGTTGGCACCCGCATTGCCGTTGCGAAATGGTGCCTATCTTCATTTCGGAAAGCGATTTTAGGGAACGAATAAGGGCACGTAAGGCCGGTAAGTTGAAGGATTGGAAACCGAACCCCCAGCGCACCGTAACGCAGGTTCCGAAAGCCTTGACCGATTGGATAGCCAAAAACGAGGAACGCTCGAAAGGTTGGAAGACTTTACCGTACTTTGTTCGGGATAACCGGAAAAGTATCGGCACCTTGCCGGTAAACACCTATACCGCCGAAGAACGGAAGTTTACGAGGGCAAGAAGTACGGCCGAAGCAATGGAACGGGCGACGCAATTACTTAGTACGCTTTACCCGGATATTCAGAATACAGAACTTGCGGCCCTTCATCACTACACCCAGCAAGGCGGGAACTACCGGCAGCTTAATAAGCAGTTGGATAAAGGCACCCTTACCGACTTTAACAAGGCTTCGGCTTCCCTTATGGCTAAGGCGTTGGAAGAATTGCCGAAGTATCGGGGAACCGTCTACCGAGGCGCGATTATGAAGCGAAAGGATTACGAACGCCTTTACGCCGGCAAAGACGAAGTAAAACACGCTATTTTCACTTCATCGACAAAAACGCCGGCGGTTGCTTACCGGTTTGCCAGCTATCGAGATTTGAAGAAGACGGAAGTACGGGTACTTTTTGAAATTCAGAGCAAAAACGGCCGCGACATATCCGATATTTCGGAATTTAACGGTAAATTTGCTCCCGAAGACCAGCGGGAAGTATTATTTACTAACGGCACCCGGTTTAAGATAGTGAAGCACGAAATTTCCGGGCAAGAAGTCCGCATAACACTTGTAGAGCTATGATAGAAGTAAAAGAAATAGATAAGTGGCCCGATAACGATAAATGGGCGAAGGCCCGTAAGGATTGGGACGCAATGCCGAAGGACGAAAAAGAAGCGTACCGGCGGGAACACGCGGCCGCTATCGACCGTTGGGAAGCAGAAACCGACGCTATGGCGGAAGACGACGATACAGAAGAAAAGAAGAAGGAGTAGCACCGCGCTACTCCTTCCTTATTTTTTCCGAATTTCGATTTTGTGGCCTTCAATTCCGCAGGGTATAGGCTGGTACCCGACAAAGGAAATAAGCGGAAATAGGGCCGTTTCTCGTATCATGCGGGTTTATTTGGTTTGGATAGTAGTTTAAGCAAGCGTTCGTTATATTCCGAACCTTCCCCAAATACGCTAATAGCCGTTCGTAAAACCCGTATTTCGTTTTCCCTATCTTTTTGTCGGCGATATATGATTTTCAGCCTATCGTATGAGTGCCGACCGTTGGAACGCATGGCTATATTTTCTTCGTAAACTTGTATGGCGGCTTCTATTTCCCCCTTCTTTTCATAAGCGATACCAAGCATGTTTAACGATGCGGTTCGTTGTATTGAATAATTGAGCCGTCTATTTTTCACAATACTATTAAATGCTTCTTTGTAAACATCTTTTTTAATTGCGATATTGTTATACCCCAATCTTTTAGCGCGTAAATATATGCTTAAAAGGTTAGGCCCATTATTTGACAAAGCTATATTTTCCGGTGTTAAAAATGATATAG